GTATGCAAGCGAATACTTTCAAATCATGGAGTATGTCTGGCAGAACACAGACAACACGTACCCATCACATGATTATCTGGTGCAAAACAACAAAGAAGTTGGTTGGTGGAATCCACAGGGCAATCCATGGCGTTATCCAGGTTTTCTTGGTGAAAGATTTTTTCCATTCTTTGTTTACGCGAACAACATGAACGCCGAGTATGTGCCGTTGATTTTGTTCACCTGATTTGAAAAATATTGGGAACGATTTTTTCGTCGTGCCCTTGTATGCGAGTGAGTGCTTACTTCTATGAAGCAAAAATACATTAAAGCCCACATGAAAGCAGCAAGTGTCTATGCTGAACTATCGTCAGCAGTCAGACTACACGTAGGCTGCGTAATCGTCAAGGACAACACAATCATTGGTATTGGTTACAACGGTATGCCATCTGGTTGGGATAATAATTGCGAAGAACTTGAATATGTGTTAAAATCTGAGTGTCAACAGAGTGATGATTGGATGAAAAAATCTGGTTATACCGAAACTGCACATGGATGGTCAAAACTACATTCTAAGCCAGAAGTGCTTCATGCCGAAACCAACGCAATTGCAAAAGTTTCACGGTCAACGAATTCTAGTGATGGGGCAACAATGTTTATTACCCACGCACCATGTCTAGAATGTGCTAAAATAATCCATCAAGCAGGAATCAAGGAGGTCTACTACAAAAACGATTACAGAAGCCAAGCGGGAATTAATTTTTTGAAAAAATGTGAAATTGAAATTATTAAGTGTGACGAGGAGTAATTATGAACAACATCACAAAAGCAGCAAAACAATTGGCTGAGACAAATGCCAAACTCCCTAAAGCATACAAGTATGATCTTGTGATGCGTGAGTTCGACAATAAAGTTGAACTAATTGGTCTTGTAGATGACCCAACTTATGACATTGCAGACTTTCGCGGTCGTGAAATGTTGTTTCCTAAAAAATGGGTAACACTAGAAGTTTTTGAACCTACTACAGAGGTAACTCTATGAATGAAATAAAATGTTTCACTTTTAAAACACATCAAACCATCATGGGTGAAGTGACTGACGATGGTAATATCGGTTTTACACTTAAAAATCCAATGCAAGTAGTTGCAGTGCCACCACGTTCAGCAAATGATCCTGGCGGTGTAGGCTTTGCGCCATATCTTGCATTCGTTGAAGAGTTTGACAGGGGTATCAATTTTAAGTATGATGATATTTTGACAGTCAACACACCTGTGACGGATTTGCTTAATCAATACAATCGTATGTTTAGTCGGATTGAAATTGCATCACCAACACTTAAAATTTAATGTCAAAGTATTACACTAATGTTTGTGTCCACAGTAATCATATACTTTTTCGTGGAGTAAACAACGGTCGGAGAGTAAAGAGCAAAGTCAAATACTCTCCGACTTTGTTTTTACAGTCTAATAAACCATCCCAATGGCGTTCATTGTTTAATGAGCCATTGGAACCTATGACCTTTGATACAATTCGGGAGGCACGTGATTTTGTCAAACGCTATGAAGAAGTTGCAAACTTTAAAATCTACGGTAATTCACGCTACGAATACGCATTCATTGCTGATACTTTTAGAGGCATCGTTGATTGGGATATTTCTCATCTCAGTGTTGCTTTCATAGACATTGAAGTTGGTTCTGAAAATGGTTTTCCTGATCCATACAAAGCAACTGAACCAATCACTGCAATCGCCATTCATCAACTGAATGGCGGAACTACTGTTTATGGTTGTGGTACATATCGTAATGAAGATAAGAATGTAGATTATGTTTTGTGTAAAGATGAAATTGACCTTTGTGAACGGTTTCTTGCTGATTGGTCAAGCAATCCTCCTGATGTTCTTACTGGTTGGAATATCAAGTTCTTTGATGTTCCTTATATTATCAATCGTTTCACACGCATACTAGGTGAAGATTCAGTAAAGAAACTTTCACCGTGGGAAATCATTTCACAGAGAAGCACAGTCTTCAAAGGTAGAGAACAGACTGTATATGATATTGTCGGTGTTTCGGCACTAGACTATCTTGAATTATATCAGTGGTATGCTCCTGCTGGTAAGAGTATTGAAAACTATAGACTAGACACAGTTGCAAACGTTGAACTTGGTGAAAGTAAAATTGCATACGATGAGTATGACAGCCTGCATCAACTCTACAAACTAGATTATCAAAAGTTTATTGACTATAACATCAAAGATGTGAGACTTGTTCTCAAACTTGAAGATAAGTTGAAGTTGATTGAACTTGCGCTTACCCTGGCTTATGATACAAAGTGTAATTACGATGATGTCTTTGCACAAACCAGAATGTGGGATGCACTAATCTACAACTATCTACTTGATAAAAAGATTGTTGTACCACCACGTAGAATTGCAAAGAAGAGTGAAGCATTTGAAGGTGCATATGTCAAAGAACCTCAAATTGGTTTGCATAATTGGGTTGCATCCTTTGACTTGAACAGCCTGTATCCGCATTTGATTATGCAATACAATATTTCACCAGAAACATTGGTAGAGACAGGTGACTATACAGATGAGATGCGTCAACTTTCTACAAATGCCTCCGTTGAAAGTTTGCTTGACCATAAACTTGATACAAGCAAACTAAAGAATGCGACTATTACACCGAACGGGCAATTCTTTCGCACTGACAAGCAAGGTTTTTTGCCGGCAATGATGATTGAAATGTATGAGGATCGTAAGAAGTTCAAGAAAGAAATGTTGAAGGCGCAACAAGATTATGAGAATGAAAAAGACAAAGGTAAGAAAAAAGAGATTGAAAAATTAATCGCACGTTATAATAATCTACAATTGGCAAAGAAAGTTTCACTGAACTCCGCATATGGTGCCATGGGTTCTCAGTATTTCAGATTTTATGATTTGCGTCAAGCACTTGCTGTTACACAAGCAGGTCAATTGTCTATTCGTTGGATTGAAAACAAACTTAACGAATATTTGAATAAAGTATTGAAAACTGAGAGAGACTATGTTATTGCTTCAGATACAGATTCAATTTATCTCAATCTTGGTCCATTGGTTGACTCTGTGTATAAAGAAAAACCAGAAACTCAGAAAGTTATCGCCTTCATGGACAAAATCTGTGAAGAGAAGATTCAACCATATATTGATAAAAGTTATCAAGACCTTGCTGAATATGTCCATGCGTTCGACCAAAAGATGCAAATGAAACGTGAAGGTCTTTCAGATAAAGGTATTTGGACTGCAAAGAAACGATATATTCTGAATGTGTACAATAACGAAGGTGTGCAATACGCTGAACCAAAACTCAAAGTTATGGGTCTTGAGATGGTGAAGTCATCTACACCTGGTGTTGTTCGTGGTAAAATGTATAAGTTGGTTGATCTAATTGTGAACACTGATGAAGAAACTGTGCAGAAGTTTATTGCCGATTTTAGAGAAGAGTTTAGAAAATTACCCGTTGAAGATATTTCTTTTCCACGTGGTTGTAATGGCTTGAAAGAGTATGCTGATTCTGCTACAATATACAGAAAAGGCACACCAATTCATGTCAAGGGCGCGATTCTATATAATCATTTCCTTAAAATTCACAATCTAACGACTAAGTATCCTTTGATACAAGAAGGTGAGAAGTTGAAATTTACCTATCTGAAAACACCGAATCCATTTAGAGACATGGTAGTTTCTTTTCCAACAAGACTGCCTAAAGAATTTAACTTACAAGAATTCGTTGATTATGAAACACAGTTTGAGAAAACCTTTCTTGAGCCAATTAAATTAATTCTTGATTGTATCGGTTGGAAAACTGAAAAACAATATACGCTTGAAAGTTTTTTTGGATGAAAAATATTCGTGTTATCAAAACTGGTATTAATGTCTCAAAGATATTGAAACAGTTAAATGAATTTCCTGAGGACTGGAATTATCAACAAAAACTACCTGAAAGTAAAGTCTTGGATCCGCACGTTTATATTAGTCAAGCGGCTGTTCTTCAACTTGTAATTGGCACGATTGATCATCCAGACGAATATGTTTTTGATTCAGAAGGATGTGCGCCAGCACCAGCATATCAGCGACACACTGCTGCTATTGGATTTTTGAAAAGACATTTCAAAGACTTTAAACGAGCAGGCTTTCTTGCGCTGCCTGTTGGTGGTGAAACAGGCGCACATATAGATTTTGGTAAATATTATCTGAACAAAGACAGATATCATTTATCAATTCAAGGTAGTTATGAATACACTGTAGGTGATGAGACAATTACTGTTGAACCTGGCACACTATTTTGGTTTAATAACAAACTAGAACATTCTGCAAGAAATGTAGGACCGATAGATAGAATCACATTTGTATTTGATGTGCCACATTCTAAAGGTAATCCATGACACATGTAATATTACCTTTTTTGACTGCACTTGCACTGTCTGGTATTGCGGCGTATTATTCAGTCATTGGTCTTGCACAAATATTTCCAGGTTCATACTGGCCAATTATCATCATGGGTTCAGTATTGGAAGCAGCAAAACTAGTAACTGTATCATGGGTGTACAATCATTGGAAGACAACGTTCTCTGCACTTAAACTTTATTTTTTGATTGCCGTTGTATTATTAATGGCGATCACATCAATGGGTATTTTTGGTTATTTGTCAAAAGCACATATTGAACATTCAAGCACAATAGCACCGCAAGCAGCAAAGGTAGAAATCTATGATGAGAAGATCAAAGTTATTCAATCGCAAATTGAGAGGAACAACAAGAACCTTAGTCAGTATGATGAGGCTGTCGATCAAATTATGGGTAGGTCAAAGGACGAGAAAGGTGCCGAGAGGGCAAACCAGGTACGCAAAGCCCAACAGAAAGACCGTGAGAGAATCATTGCTGAGACTAAGAGGCTTCAAAAAGAGATACAGTTACTCACGGAAGAAAAGCTCCCTTTATCCTTGGAAGTTAAAAAGGCTGAATCGGATTTGGGACCTATAAAATATGTGGCAGAGGTAGTTTATGGCACACATGATCGTGACTTGATAGACAAAGCAGTCAGACTGGTAATCTTCATTATTATTATTGTATTTGATCCATTGGCTGTGTTATTATTGATAGCAGCGAATCAAACATATCGTAAACTCAAAGAAGAAAATGATGATATAGCACCAATCAAAAAGGTAATAAAAAAGAAAAAGATTGACAGCACACCCACACGTAGTTTAGAATCATTTTTTGTAGATGACAAACATACAATTATATCAAAAGATAAGATAGCAGACATTGGAGAAATAAATGAGCATACTAGATAAACTGAAAAAATCATCAACCATCAAAGATAGTTCAATACTATCCAAATCAAAGTTTTTTAATGACAAAGACATGATACAAACAGAAGTGCCTATGATAAATGTGGCACTTTCTGGTTCACTTGATGGTGGTATCACACCAGGTCTGACGATGTTCGCGGGACCTTCAAAACACTTCAAAACTGCATTTGCTTTGTTGATGGCATCTGCGTACATGAAGAAATATCCTGATGCTGCTGTGTTGTTCTATGATTCAGAGTTTGGTACACCACAAAAATACTTTGAAACATTCAATATCAACATGGACAATGTGCTTCACACGCCAATTACCGATGTTGAGCAGTTAAAGCATGATATTATGAATCAGTTGCAGAGCATTGAAAAAGGTGATCGTGTTATCATTATTCTTGATTCAATTGGTAATCTTGCATCAAAGAAAGAAGTTGAAGATTCAATTGAGGGTAAATCTGTTGCAGATATGTCCCGCGCAAAACAAATCAAATCTTTGTTCCGCATGATTACACCACATCTAACACTCAAAGATATTCCTATGGTTGTGGTCAATCACACATACAAAGAAATTGGTATGTTCCCTAAAGACATCGTTGGTGGCGGCACAGGTTCTTACTACTCAGCAGATACAATTTGGATTCTTGGTCGTCAGCAAGATAAAGATGGCACCGAAGTTGTAGGTTATAATTTTATCATCAACGTAGAAAAATCAAGGTATGTTCGTGAAAAATCTAAAATACCCGTTAATGTATCTTTTGATGGTGGCATTAACAAGTGGTCTGGTTTACTGGATATTGCACTCGAAGGCAATTTCGTAACTAAACCAAGTAATGGTTGGTATGCAAAAGTTGATCAAGAAACAGGTGAAGTATTAGACAAAAAACGTTTTGCCGATACACAAACCGAAGAATTCTGGAAAGACATTCTTGTGAATGATCAATTCAAAGAATTTGTAAGGAAAAAATATGAAATCACTTATAGCAACATTATGGGAGAAAGTGAGACCGTGGAAGAGAACGATGAAGCCACAACATGACATTGATTATGTTTTAATGGATTCAGATGATGGCACAAAAACTGCCGTTGG